GGCTGTGCCGTCGGGGTTGAGCACGTAAATGCCGCCACCATACGCCCTACCATCGACGTCGGAAGGCCCGGCCACGTTGTTGGTTATGACGTTGTGAGCAATACGCGGCGTGGCCTCCATGCTGCAAATGCCGCCGCCACGACCTGCATTGCTGGGCGCGTGGGCCGCGTTCCCGTTGGCAATGACGAATCCATCGATGGTGGACGTGATCGGATTTGGCGTACCGCCGAGGTGAATCACCCGCCGCTCCCCTTCGCCATCCAGCGTCGTGACGTAGGCCTCCGGGTCGCGCACGACAGGGGTCGTTACCGTGCCGTCCCAGCCGCCGTAAAGCGTGACGCTCTTGGTGACTCTGATCACCGCGTCGCCGGTGCTGGTATAGGTCCCCTCGGCCACGTAGATGGTGTCGCCATTGCCCGGTTCACATTGTTCGAGGGCGTACTGGATGGAGCCACACGGATCATCTTGTAGACACCAATCACCGGTGCCCCCCGGTTTGACGAAGGCCGGGCCGGGAGAGCGACTGGCCCCCGGCGAGGGTATTGGCCAGGCGTGGGTTGTCTGCGGCGGGGAGTTCAAGGCTACCAACAACAACACGGCCAGCCCCAGACTCAGCACCAAAACTCCAAGTAGTCGTCGGACGTGCATTTTGGAACCTCCTTACCGTTGAATGAGATCAGTTCAGGGCTACAATTCGTCTCGGCGAGAGCTCACCGACGCGAAATCATCCGCCCCGGACAACCTCCCGGCGCGGACACACACACCATGTCCAGTTTACCCACGGTCTTATCATTCTCGTCCAGTCTATCAGACCGGCGCTCGCTTGCCTATACTCAGTTCTCCCCCTCTCCCCCGCTCCCTCGCTCCCTCGCCCCTCCCCCCTCCCCTGTCCTGAGCGGAGTCGAAGGATCTCCCCCTCTCCCCCTCTCCGTGTCTCCCTCTCAGTTGTCACACTGGCCAAATCACCGGCACCAACAGAATACACAACCCATAAATCAGCAGCGTCGGCACCGCCCCCACCTTCAAGAAATCCGTAAATCGGTACCGCCCCGGCCCGTACACCAGCAAGCACGCCGGCTCCAGCGGCGTCAAATACGACGTACTCGCCGCCAGCGCCACCATCATCGCGAAACTCCGCGGATTCAGCCCCAGCTGATCCGCCGTCCGCACCGCCACCGGCAGCACCACCGCCGCTGCTGCCTGATTCGACATCGGCTGCGTCAACAGCACCGTCAGCCCGAAGAAAGCCGACAGCAGCCACACCACCTGCGATCCTCCGAACAGCGCCACGATCTGATCCGCCAGGAACGCCGCCGTCCCCGTCATCTCCATCGCCGCCCCCAGCCCCAGCATCGACGCGATCAAGATCAACACCTGCCAGCGTACCTTCTTGTACGCCTCCTCCGGCGTGATGCACCGCGTGGCGAACACCAGCGCCGCCCCCAGCAACATCGCCACCGGCAGCGAGAGCACGTTGAACGTCGCCGCCGCCACCGCGCCGCCGAAGATCCCCAGCGCGATCGGTGCCCGCCGTCGCCGCTTCAGCGACATCCCCGGCATGCTCAGCCGGCGGAACAGATTCTGGTTCTCCAGCGCGTCGATCCGTCCCTCGCGCCCCTGCACCACCAGCACGTCCCCCACCTGGAATCGGATGCGGGCCATCTCCCGCGTCAGCGTCTCCCCCTGCCGGTTGATCGCCAGCACCTGGAGCCGGTACCGTTCCCGGAAGTCGAGGCCCCGCAGCGTCCGCCCCACCATCGCCGAGTTCGGCAGCACCATCACCTCCGTCAGCCCCATCTCCTCCACGTCGATCTCCATCTCCTCGCTGGGGAACTTCACGTCGGCCTTGATCTCCGCCCCCGTCCTATCTTTCACGTCGAAGATGCTCTCGCGGCTCCCCTCGACCAGCACCACGTCCCCCTCCTCCAATTCCGTCGACGCCCGTGGCAGCACGTGTCGGGTGTCGTCCCGCACGATCCGCAGGACCTTCAGATCCATCTCCGAGCCCAGGCCGGACGCCTGCAGCGTCTTTCCCGCCAGCGGCGAGTCATGCGGGATCAGAATCTCCGTCAGGTAGAGCCGTGTGCTGATCTGCTCGATATCCTCCGGCGGGATGCGGTCCGGGACCAGGTGCCGTCCCAGGACGAACATATACACGATTCCCACCAGGGCGATCGGGATCCCCACCGGGGCCAGCTCGAACATCCCGATCCGCGCCAGCTCCAGGTCCTCCATCAATCCGCTGACCACGATGTTCGTCGACGTGCTGATCAACGTGACCGAGCTGACCAGGATCGAGGCGAAGGCCAGGGGCATCAGGAACTTCGCCGGGCTCGTCTTCATGCGGCGGGCCATCGTGATCACGATCGGCAGGAAGAAAGCCGTCGCCGTCGTGTTGCTCAGGAACGCCCCCACCAGCGCCGCGATCGCCATCACCGCCAGGAGCATCTCCTGCTCATTCGTCCCGCTCCGGTCCAGCAGCAATCGTCCCACCACGTCCGTCACCCCGGTCCGGGTCAGGGCGGCCACCATAATCAGGAGGCCAAGCATCATCACCACCACCTCGCTTCCGAAGCCGGCGAACGCCACCTCCGCTGGCAGCACCCCCGTGAGGACCAGGAACAGCAGAATCCCCAGCGCCGTCAGATCGACCGGTATCCGCTCGATCGAAAACAAGACCAGCGCCGCCACCACCGTCCCCATAACCAGCCCGACTTCAAGACTCATACCCTCTCCCTCTGCTTATTGCCTCCGCCTCCACCGCTCAAACCGCGCATTCCTTCTTTTCTACTGCTCAAACCGCGCGTTCCTTCTTTTTTTGCTCAAAGCGGGCGTGTCGCCCGCGTCCTTCCCGAACCCCGGCCCGCGCTTTCAACCCCCACGGCTCAAAGCGCGCCTGCCACCCGCGCCTCCACCGCCCAAAGCGCGCCTGTCGCCCGCGCCCCCACTGCTCAAAGCGGGCGTGTCGCCCGCGTCTTCCCCCTCTCCCTCCAGCCCAAACGAGAGTAGAACGCGCCGGATGCGGCGGGAGTTCGGTCTCACCCCTGCCTTCTTCGCTACACCGTCTTCCACCACGGGGAATGGGCCCTCCGGTCCCACGTCGGCCGCGGAACCGCCGCCGGTCTCGCCTCCCTCGACGCGCGAGCCTCGGCGCACAGATACGGCTGATAGGGACGGGAGATCGATTCTACTATCGCCCGCACCGCTCGTCAAACGCCGCGTTCCCCCGCCCCATCCCCCAGCCTGGTCCGCCTCTTCTCCCAGCCCCTCGTCCAGCGTTTGAGCACGAAGGACGCGAAATGCAGTGCATCCCTCTCAATATATCCCAAATTCTGTCCTATTTCCCAAAAGATATCCCAAACTTCCCCCATTGACAACTAATCTCCACTATGCTATAATGTTCCCAACAAATTACCCGAGCGGCAACGTCGCGGGCCTCCATCGCCCGCCGCTCGGCCACAAGCGCGCAACGAAGGGTGCCCACGCGCGGTGGAACGCGATTCCCTCGCCGGAGGCGGGCCTCAATCCGCCCCCGGGCCGAGGATCGAACGCCACCACGCCGGCACCCTTTCTTCGTTCAATGGGGAGCGCGCCCGGGGGAGGGCACCCGCCCGGGCCGCTCCCCACCAGGCAGCACAAGGAGGCACCATGTCCGAGGTCCCGTCGCATCGCCCGACCCCGCTCCCGCCGGAGCTCCAGAGCAAGCTTCACTTGCTCCTCCGCTCCCGCAAATTCTGGGCCACCGTCGTCGCCGTCGCCTTCATCGTCCTCGGCCCCCGCGCTGGCGTCGACCAGCAGGCCCTGACCGCCGCCGTTATCACTATCGTCGGCTACATCCTGGGCACCGCCCTGGAGGACGGCTTGAACGCACAGGACAGGCTCCAATCATGATCGAGCAACTCTACCACGTCCTCTTCCGGCTCCTCCGTCACCTCGCCGTCGAATGAGAGGGACACGATGAGCACCCGGAGCAAACGCTGCACCGCCCTCCGCGCCGATGGGGAGCCCTGTCGCGCCTGGGCCGTCCGCGGCAGCGATCCACCCCGCTGCGGCGCCCACGGCGGCACCGACGCCCCCATCGGCGCTCCTCCCGGCAACACCAACGCCCTCAAGCACGGGGCCTACGCGGACCCCTCCACCTTGCGCCGCGTCGTGGCGAGCATCCCTGACGACGACGTCGCCAGGCTCGACGACTTCCTTCTGCCGGGTGGGCTCGACCCCGGCCGCCTGAGCGACCTCCAGGGATGGTCCATCGAGATCCTCATCACCGACGTCTCTCTCAAGCTGGCCGTCCTCTCGCGGTACATCCATGCCCATATGGAAGACCTTACCGTCGAGCAACTGGGCGGCCTCCTCCGCATCCACGGCCAGAACGCCAGCCGCCTCGGTCGCCTCCTCCGTCAAAGGCGCGCGATCACCGGGGAGACCGGCGGCCACCTCGAGGAGGCCCTCAACCGCGCCCTCGATCAACTCAGCGCCGAGCTCGGCGTCGACCTATGACCCAGCAGACCCTAAAGGTTTCTACCATGAACCCACCAACCCACCGCCAATCGCCAGATACCCACCGGAAAGCGAAGAGCCGGTCCCTCCAGGAAAAACCTTTAGGGTCTCGCCCTCAAAGGAATACTTGTTCCTTACGAAAAATGTCACCCTCGAAGAAACAATATCTCGCCGCCCGTCCGGAGGAGCGCCCATGCGCCGGTCCGTAGCCACCACCGCCCGCATTCTCGCCCTCTGGGCCCTCGACATCAGTCGCTTCTCCCGCCTGGTGCTCCACCGACCCCTCCGCGCCTACCAGCTCCAACCCGCCCGAGCGATCCTTCACTCGATCCTCCACGGCCGGGGGCAGGAGTTCGCTGTCATGATGTCCCGACAGGCGGGGAAGAACGAAATGACCGCCCAGCTGGAGGCGTACCTGCTGAATCTCTACCAGCGCAAGGGCGGCCAGATCGTGAAAGCATCCCCCACCTTCAAGCCGCAGACGGTCAATTCGATGCTCCGTCTCGAGGAGCACCTGTCCAACGACTGGAACGCCGGCCGCTGGAGACGCCGCGAGGGGTACATCTTCCAGCTGGGGAACGCCCGCTGCCTCTTCTTCTCTGCAGAGCCGACCGCCAACGTCGTGGGTGGGACCGCATCCCTGATGCTCGAGTGCGACGAGGCCCAGGACGTCCTCGCCGAGAAGTGGGGGAAGGACTTCGAGCCGATGGCCGCCGCCACCAACGCGACGACGGTCTTCACCGGCACCGCCTGGACCTCCCAGACGTTCCTGGCCCAGACCATCGCCTACCTGGAGCGTCAGCAGAAGCGCGACGGGATCCGCCGCGTCTTCAAGTACGACGCCGAGACCGTCGGCGCCGAGGTCCCCGCCTACAGGCTCTTTGTCGCGAAGAGGGTCCAGAAGATGGGCCGCAACCATCCCCTGGTCAAGACGCAGTACTTCCTCGAGGAGATCGACGCGCTGGGCGGCATGTTCCCACCCCAACGCCGCGCCCTGATGCGCGGAGATCACTACCGCGCCCACGAGCCCACCCCTGGCCACCGCTATGCCCTCCTCGTGGACGTGGCCGGCGAGGACGAGACGGAAGGCGACCCACACGAGCGAGCGATGCTTGCCAACCCCCAGCGAGACGCCACCGCGCTGACCGTGGTCGACGTCGACTACGAATACGGATCCCTCCCCACATACCGCGTGGTGGACCGCAAGCTCTGGCTGGGGGTCAAGCATACCACACTCTATCAGCAGATCCTGGCCCTCGTCAACCACTGGAGAGCCGTCTGGGTCGTCGTCGACGCCACCGGGGTCGGCGCCGGGCTCACGTCCTTCTTGACGAAGGCCCTGGGGGATCACCGCGACGACGATGGAGGGAAGGTCATTCCCGTGGTATTCAGCTCAAAGGTGAAATCGGACCTCGGCTGGAACTTCCTGGGCATCGTCGAGACCGGCCGCTACCGCGACTACTTCGACGACGAACAGCAGGACACCCGACAGTTTTGGTACGAGGTCAACAATTGCCAGCGGGAGGTCCGACCCGGACCCAACCGCTTGCTCAAGTGGGGAGTGTGGGACGACGTGGCTTATGACGGCCTCATAGCATACGGACACGACGACCTGATCATCTCGGCCGCCCTAACCGCGATCCTCGACCAGCAGGACTGGCCCGGATCCGCCGAGGGCGCCTCCGTCGAGGTCGGCGACGTCCTGGAGGACATTGACGATGCCGAATGGTAAGCCACGCCGTCGACCGGCCTTGAGAGTCCTGTCTCTCGGTTGGGGGCTCGACTCCTGGACCCTGGCCGCGATGTCCGCCCTAGGGCAGGTCCCGCTCGTCGACGTCGCGATCCACGCTGACACCGACCACGAACGGACGCCCACCCGGATCTTCGCCCAGAACTGGACTCCCTGGCTCGAGAAGCGCGGCATCCCCGTGGCCAACGTCACCCCGAAGGACAATCGCGTCATCCAGCGCGGCGCCGTGATGCCCCCCGTCTTCACCGTCTCACCAGAGGGAAAGCACGGCATGGCACCAAGGCAGTGCAACCGGGACTGGAAAGTGAGACCCGCCAAACGTCACATCAGGAAGATGATCCGGGAACGAGGTCTCAAGCTCCTACCCGGCACCGTCGAACAGTGGATCGGGTTCCACGCCAAAGAAGCCCACAGAGCCGAACGTACACCCAGCCGCGTCCAGTACATTACCCACCGCTTCCCGTTGATCGAGCCTAGCTCGGACGTTCGAGCCGGGATTGGACCAGAGGAAGCAAGAGCCTGGCTCCAGGACCACAACCTCCCCGCCCCGCCGAGCTCAAGCTGTGTCTTTTGCCCCTTCCACGACGACGCCACGTGGGAGGAGATCCGTAGGTGCCCCGAGGACTGGAAAAAAGCCGTGGAGGTCGACCGCTCGCTACGCAACGGCGGCGCCAGTCGACGCTACACGTCCTATCTCCACGAAGCCCGCCAGCCCCTCGAGGACGTCTTCCCTGCTCCTCCCCCCCGTAAAACGGGGGGAGACCGCCAAACCTCCCCCCCGCAAAGCGGGGGGGATAGCACCGTAACCTCCCCCCCGCAGAGCGGGGGGGATAAGAGGGGGGCCCCAATGCCTAACACCAAAGACCAGTGGCTGACTACAGCCACCGTACACGACGAAGAGAGAGCCGCCCTGTGGGCTCGCGTCTTTCCGCAGCCCAACAGAGACACCCCCACCGTCCCCATCGTCTCGATCGTTCCCATCATGGTAGAACTTCCCGAACACGACACACCGCAGCAAGCCTACCAGCTCGACCTCGACGCGATCACCACCCGCCAGCGGATGCGCCTGGTGGAGGAGCTCGCCGACCGCTTCGAGCTCGAGCCCGCCGACGTCGACCGGGATCTCGATAAGATGGGCGTCCCGATCCTGGCCACCGACGTTACCGTCAGCTCACGAGACCAGTCTCTGGTCATGGGCTTGGACGTCCAACCCGGGATGCTGCTATGACCACCGCCAACCGACTGCCCTCTCTCGAGACGCCGTGGACCGGATCCCACGACGTCGTAGTCTATCCCGTGGGCCGAGCTCCATACCGCAGACAAAAACAGCAGATCCAGAAGCCCGATGGGTGGGACGTGTGGTACATACACAAACACCCGGACTGGACCGAGCCCGAATCGTCCTTCATGCAGCGCCACCTCAACCCGGAACGCGTCGACCATGGCCAGCAGAGCTACCGCATCTTCGGACCCGCTGGCCCCATCTGGGCCGGCCTCAAGACCCAGGTCGACGTCACCCTGGGCCAGCGGTACTGTCTCCAGGCCCTCGCCCACGGATGGTGCAACCACAACGACAAAGACGCCGTCCCTGGCCACGAGGACTGTTGCGGTGATCCCCTCTGCAGCTGGGGCGCCGGTCGGGCCGCATACGCCGCCTACGTCGACGACCTGCCCCCCTTGAACGGAGACCCCTGGTCCGATGCCCTCCACACCGCCGCTTTCAGCGTAGGCATAGACCCCACCGGCGGCGGAGATCCAACCAGCGGCCGGGTGATCTGGTCGAGGGCTATGGCCATCTACAACGCCTTCCACGCGCTCCACGTCTCCGCCCTGGCAGAAGAACACGTCATCACCGTCTTTCTGCAGCAGAGGATGCGCTGGCCCTTCCGCAACCTCGACGGCTACTGGGATGGAGTCTCGCTTGTGCAGGTCGACCAGCAAGAGGAGGACATCTCTTGGCACCCGCCCGCCTTCGACTACGAAAAAACCGCCGTCCTCTTCGGCCCCCAGGCCGGTCCCGAGCTCAGAGCAGCCGGAGCCATCGCCTGCAGCCACCCCCGCCTCAAAGGGACCGACGCCCAGAGCGTAGAAGACGCCGCCACCGGCCCCGACGTCTGCAGCGTCAAGGCCGTCGGATGGGCCGAGGCCGAGCTCCGGCCATACATCGAATCAAACTACCCGCACGTCAAGCTCTCATTCATCGACGGAGAATCGCCCGCCGAGATCGGGGTTAAACTCCTCCCCCCGCTCACAGAAGACGTCGCCATCGGGATGACCGACCCCCGCTGGGCCGACCACCGCTTCGGCGAGGATCCCGTCTCCAGGACCGGAGCCTATGGCTGCCTGCTGGATGCGTGTTGCATCGTGTTGAGGGACCTGTACGGGACCGACGTCACCCCGCCCATCCTGGACCAGCTCCTCGTCAATGCTCGCGTGGCCTACTTCGAGGGCAACCTGATCGACTGGGGAGCCTGGAACGGTCGAGCCGGTTTCTGCAGCTTGTTCTCTCGTCTCCAGGATCCCATCAAACACAACCGCCGCCTGTCCGAGTTCGAGCTCAAGAGCCTACTGAAAGACCACGTCGTGATCCTCAGACGGGACGACGGCAAGCACTTTGTCGTCCTGGAGCGGGTAGAAGGAGAAGAGTTGCACGTCATCGAAACGTGGGACGGCACCCGCCAGGTCTGGACCATCGAGGACTACCTCGGCATCCGCGCCGCCCGAGTGATCACTCCGACCCTCCAGCCCATCCCGGAGCCCCCCGCTCCTCAGCCCAGCCCACCCACCGGCGACGTCGGACCTCCGGTCCTGTTCGGCGCACAACAACAACGCTACGGCGAGGGCCGCGACGAGTTCATCAGCCGCGTCAAGCCCCCCGCCTGGATGCTCTTGCAGGGATACGAGGAAGCCAGGAGGATCAAGGAGCTGTCCCCCGAGACCAAGGTGATCATCCGCTACGTCGACAACGACTGGGGGTCCTACCTCTTCGCCGACGACCCGGACGCCGCCGCCGACCGCTTCCTCAACAAATTCAGGGGCTCTCTCGAGAGAAACGCCCCCTGGATCGACTTTGTCACCGGGTTGAATGAGTACATCGCCATCGACGACTACGCCGCCCTTCGGGCCAGCGGGATCTGGCTCGAAGCCCTCTGCGCCGCCCTGGAGCGCATCGGCTACCCCGCCCGCCCCATCGGCTTCAACACCGGCGTCGGCAACCCGGAACACGACCACCTCTGTGACGCCCGGGGGATCGAACGGCAGATCAAGCTCATGGTCCGCGGAGCTCGGGCGCTGGCCTACGCTCGAGGTGGATTCGGACACCACGCCTACCACGGATCGAGGGCAGATGGGTTCTGTACCCTGACCACGGAAGACAGCGACGGCCGACCCAACCGCTTCCACTATTCGATGCGTTCCTTGCTTTCGATCGACAAGGTACTTTGCGAACACGACGTCGTCATCGACCACTACCTGACCGAGCTCGGGGCCATCTACTACGACCCCGTCCACGGCATGTGCAACGCGGGCGCTGGCTGGCGCTGGCCACAGACCATGGGCCCCCAGGCTGCCGACCGCTACGTCGAAGAGCTCCTCCTCCTCAACCGCTACCTGGTCGACTGGAACGCGCACAACGGCGGCCGGCTAAAAGCCGCCCTCCTCTTCCTCTTCGGCGGTAACAGCGACTGGAAGTACTTCGACGTCGAGGGGGACTTCTCACGCAAGCTCGCCGACGCGTTGGTCAGAGTCCAGGAGGGCGCTAGTGGATAAGGCGACCACCCCTCAAGCTGGTTGGGCACCAGAGGGAAAACCTTCGCCCAGTAGCCCGGGCTGCAGTCTCACCTCGAACCGGAGGGGTGGTCTCGCGCCCTCCTTCGCCCGGAGATCACGTCGAACCCCTGAAGCGGGGCTAATGAGGGTTACCCCCCATCATACCACACGCGGAATCCGCTTGTCAAGGGTTTCGTCGCCGAATTGGGTTGGACTTTCGTTTGGGTTTGGTTGGAGCTACAGGAGACACCACCATGGGACTGCGTAAGACCCTCGCTCACTTCTTCTTCGGAGACCTGATCCAGGACATGATCCAGCAAGCCGGAGCCGTCAGCGTCCGCGTCGACGACAGTTCCGGCTGGGACAGTCTCTCGGGAGGGGGTCCGGCCGACCGTCCCTGGGCCGACAAATACTCCGACCTCGAAGAGACCCTCGAAGCCTGGCAGAAAAACTTCTTTGTCCGCCGCCTCGTCACGCTTACGCGATCCTACGCCGTCGCCGGCGGAATCACCATCACGTCCGAGGTCCCCCAGGTCCAGACCTTCATCGAGGACTTCTGGAACCACCGCCAGAACCGCATGGACCGCCGCGTAGGCCCCATGTGCGACGAGTTCACCCGCGCCGGCGAGGTCTTCCCCGTCCTCTTCACCAACAAAGCCGATGGGATCTCCTACGTCCGTTTCGTCCCCGCCTCCCGGATCCGCGCCATCGAAACCGACCCCGACGACTACGAGACCGAGCTCCGATACGCCCAGACCCGGGAGCAGACCGCCGAGCCCAAGTGGTGGATCGGACCGGGACACAAGCGGGCCTTCAAAACCTACTACAACAAGCTCCAGCCGCTTATGCTTCACTATGCGGTCAACAAACCCATCGGAGCCACGCGAGGGGAAAGTGATCTCCTCCCGGTCCTTCCCTGGGCGCGGAGATACTCCGAATGGCTCAAGGACCGCGTCCGCTTGAACCGGATCCGCACCCGGCAAGCCCTCCTCCAAATCAAAATCGCCGACCCCAGCCAGGTCGAGAACAAACGCCGCCAGATCCGCACCGACAACCCCATCGAAAAAGGCATCTACGTCAGCGGACCCGACGAAGAAGTCATCGCCCACGACCTCTCGATCGACGCCTCCGACGCCAAGGAAGACGGCAAAGCCCTCCGGCTCGCCCTGGCCACCGGCGGAAACGTCGGCTTGCACTACCTGGGCGAAGGCGAGACCGTCAACTACGCCACCGCCAAAGAGATGGGAGAACCGACCGCCCGCTTCTACGCTGAGCGGCAAGATGACCTGATCGCCGCCCTCGAGGGCATCGTCGCCGCCGCCTACCGCCGCTACTGCGTCATCACCCAACGCGAATGGCCTGGCCGGCAGGAGCTCCAGCTAGTCGCTTCCGCGGCCGAGGTCGCCCGGGCAGACAACCAATCCCTCGCCCAAGCCGCCAAAGACGTCGTCCAGGCCCTCGCCCAGATGCGAGCTCACGGCTGGATCGACGACGAAACCGCCGCCAAACTCGCCTTCAAATTCGCCGGAGAGCCCCTGGGGGACGAGGAGATCAAAGAGATCCTCAAATCCACCGCACCGCTGCCTGGCTCCGACGCTGGAGCCGAGACGCAGGAAGAAGAAGAAGAAGAAGAGAAATCATGACCACCGGCGGATGGAATCTGAAATACCGCAACTGCAACCCCAACCCGGACACCATCTGCAGCGAATGCCGGATCTGGATTGGCGAGATCTTTGCGCCTGGGAACGCCCCGCCCCTCCCCATGCACAAAAGCTGCTTTTGCTACCTCAAGCCCGTCAAAGCCGACCCGACCTGGCCACCGGAGGGAAAAACCTGGGCCGACTGGTTCGACTACTTGCGCCGCGTCCACTCCGAACGCTATCGCCGCTGGATTCAGCGCGCCGCCTGGTTCCTCCGTCGCCTCTGGCCCCTCGGAGTCATGGAGCCACTGCGCGACGCTGCCGAGCAGTACAACGAAGAACGCGAGAAAGAGGAGGCACAACCTATGCCCTCAGACGTCACCAGCCCGCAGAAAACGCCCCAGAAATCGTCTCTAGCAGAAAATAGGGGAAATCATCCCTTAAATCCGCAAAACGCGGCCGGAAACGCCCCTCAGAGAGCCGATCCTCCCCCCCGCAAAGCGGGGGGGATAAGAGGGGGGGCCTCTCCCCAAACCGCCGCCCTCGGTCACGTCATGCTACAAGTGGGAGAAGAAGAAGGGTCCTCTTCCCCCCGCTACGACGCCATCCTCGTCAAACCCGGATGGATCCGGAACGCCGACGGCACCGACTCCGACTGGCTCATCCCCGCCGAGGTCCTCCAGGATGCGGCCGACCGTCAGCTCTTCTCCGGCATCTCCCACTACGTCGACCATCCCGAGCTCTTCGGCTTCGGCTGGCACCAATCGCCCTCCGTGAAGGACCTGGGGGGAGTCGTCTCCGAGGGGAGATGGGATCCGGAGCTCCAGGGGGTCCGCGGCACCATCCGCCTCTACGACACCGAGGCTGGCCAGCTGATGCGGACGCTTTATGACCAGATCCTCGCCGACAAGGAAGCCGGTCTCGACGTCCCCCGCATCGGCCTCAGCATCGCCGCCTTCCGGAAGTACCGCTACGACAAGGAGTCCGGAAAGAAGGTCTGGACCCACATCAAGAAGGTCGACTCCGTTGACCTGGTGTACGAACCCGGCGCGGCCGGCTATATCCGCCAAGCCCTATCCGCTATGGTGACCGGCACTTGGCGAAGCCGCCGTTCAGTGCCGGTCACCTCGCCCGCCCAACCAAACCCGCAGACGTCGGGATCTCCCGGCGCCAACGCATCCAATCACCCAACAGGAGGTCACATCATGGAAGAAGAAGCCCGCACCCAGCAGGTCGTCAGCTCGTCCCCGAGCCCGGACCCCGCCCCTGAGCCGGAGACCTCTCAGCTCGGACGTCCGAGCCTCCCGGCCCAGGAACCAACCGCCCAGCAGCCCACCCAGCCCGCAAGCGGGCCGCCCTCCCCACAACCGACGTCCGAGCTCGAACGCATCAAGGCCAACGTCGACAAGATTCAGGAGATCGTCGGCCGCCTCTCCACCGTCGTGCTCCAGCAGGAAGAGCACCAGACCATCGAGGGCATGGGAGAAGCCCCCCGGGCCCCCGGCTACTTGTATGGCGGCCGCACCGGCGTCGATCAGCTGGAGGTCGCCGTCGAGCACATGATCGCTGGCACCCGGCCCCCCAGCGGGGTCCGGCCGCTGACCGGGATCCGGGAGCTCTACATGCTCCTCTCCGGAGACTACGAGCTCACCGGCCGCTGGAACCCCGATCGCGTCTACCTGGCCAACGTCACCACGTCCACCATGGCCAACATCGTCGCCGATGCCCTCAACAAGAGGGTGGTCAACATGTTCCAGACCTATGACAAGTGGTGGGCCCCCGCCGTCACGATCCAGGACTTTGCCTCCCTCCAGGACGTCAAGTGGATCACCCTCGGTGGCGTCGGAGAGCTCCCCACCGTCGCGGAAGGCGCAGCCTACACCGAGATGACGTGGGACGACCAGAAGGAAGAAGTCTCCTTCATCAAGAAAGGTGGTTACCTCGGGATCACCCTGGAGACCATCGACAAGGACGACACCAGCCGCGTCATGGCCGCCCCTCGGGCTCTCGCCCAGGCCGCCTGGATGACCCTCGGAAAAGCCATCGCCGAGATCTTCACCGCCAACAGCGGCACCGGCCCGACCATGGACACCGACAGCACCGTCCTGTTCCACGCCGACCACAGCAACCTCGGATCGACCGCCCTCAGCTACGCCTCGTGGAAGGCGACCAAGATCCTCATGATGAAGTTCACCGAGCTCAACAGCGGCGAACGCCTCGGGGCCCTCACCCGGCCGCGCCTCCTCTGGGTCCCCATCGACCTCGAGGACACCGCCGTCGAGATCCTGGCCGCCGGCGAAGGCGAGATCGGATCCGCCGACTACCACGTCAACCCGGACACCCTGGCCGAGAGCCACCGCGCCCGGGTCCGCGCTGCCCGCTCGCGCGTGATCACCGTCCCCTTCTGGACCGACACGGACAACTGGGCCGCCCAGGCGGACCCCAACCTGTATCCGTCGATCGGCCTGGGGTTCCGCTACGGCCGCACCCCCGAGATCTTCTCCGTCGCGGATCCCCGCGCGGGGTTGATGTTCACCAACGACACCATGCCCATCAAGGTCCGCTTCTTCTTCGCTGTGGGGCCCACGGACTACCGCGGCCTCTACAAGCACAACGTCACATGACCCTACGGTGACCGGCACCTGTCGAAGACGTTGTTGAGGTGCCGGTCACCTCCAAGTCAACCAACGCCTAAACAGGAGGTAACGATGTTCAACATGTTCTCAGTCGCCATCGCCATGCCCGGCACCATCGCCGCCGACGCGACGTTCTTCTTCAAGGTCCCGTGCGCTTGCACCCTCCGGGAAATCTGCGCGGCCGCCAACAACACCGCCACCTCGACCTACATCAACGTCGGCACCAAGGCGGACCCGGACGGCTACCTCGATAACGAAGCCATCGGCCAGGACGACACGCCCACCGTGTGGGATCTGGACGACTTCGACGGCGCCCTCGTGTCCAACCAGGGGGACGACTACCCCCACCTCGACGAGGGCGACATCGTCGCCGTGGGGATCGACGTCGGCGCCGGTACAGACCCCGCGGACCCCTGCATCGTCCTCTGGTTCCAGGAGGGGTGATCGTGGCCGAGCTATCACGCACCGACCCGCGCGTCCAGGCCGTCGCCCGCCAGCTCGAGATCACCATGATTCAACGCGTCTGGGAGGAAGACGGAGTCCTCTTCATCCAGGACCCATACGACACCTACGAAATCGCGGCCGTCGTCCAGGAGGGGAAAACCGACACCCTCCCAAAGCAGACGGAAACCTCCCCCCCGCAGAGCGGGGGGGATAAGAGGGGGGGCCTCGACGACTTCACGGCCATCGCCGGCGTCGGCTCCGTCACGGCCCAGAAACTCCACGACCTGGACCTCTACACCTACGACGACCTCCGCGCCTGGCTCGCGAACGGAACGCCCGACGCTGAGGACTACGAAATCTCCGACCACACGGTCGGACAGATCGAGGCCTGGCTAAGCCAGCGTCTCGTCTAACACGATACCAAAGGGGGTCGCGGATGCACCGGCACAATGGTCATCCGCGGCCCGGATACCCAACGTTCCAACGTTCCAACCTTCCAACGTTCAAACCTTCCAACGCAAGGAGGAGGACACAATGAGCTTCCGAGACCGCTTCAAAGAATACCAGCTCCAGTGGCTGGCCTGGGTCATCATCCTGCTGGCCACCCTCGCTATATCCCTGTTCTTCGGCGTCAACTACCCTGTGCCGGAGCAGCCGGACCAACCGCCGGAGCCTGTCGAGCTCGGGACGACCCACTTCTCCGGCCCCCTCGACATCACCGAGTCCGCTTCGGCCAGCGCCCCGGCCCTGACCTTCGAAGGCGACACCGACACCGGCATCTTCCGATCCGCCGCCAACACCCTCAACATCGCCTCCGGTGGGACCGAGATGCTGGAGGTCGACAGCTCCGGCTTCACGATCTCCAGCGGGACCGCCCTCGACGTCGACACCAACGTAACCATCGACGGGGGACTCACCGACATCGGTGGCGCCACCTACGCCGTCGCCGACGGCGACAACGACCTCGGCATCGCCGGCACCATCGAAGTCCACGGCCAGAGCCGCCTCGAGGGAAACATCGACCTCAACGACAGCATCGACCTCGACGGCGACTCCGACGAGGTGCAGCTCTCCGTCACCGGCTACACCACACAGACAAACGACCTGGTCCAGCTCGACGGCGGCCTCACCGACGTCGGCGGAGGGACCTACGCTACCGCCGACGGCGACAACGACGTCGGGGTCGAGGGGGATCTCGAAGCCAACGGCGCCCTCGACGTCGGCGGCACAACCACCCTCCGCGACGACGTCACCCTCGCCAACGGCAAAACCATCTACGCATCCACCCACGCCACCGGCACCCACGGCATCATGATGCTGTGCTATGGCCAGCACACCCACACCGACGTCGAGAACGTCGTCAGGATCTGCGACATCCCCGCCAACGCCAACATCATCGACTACACCTACGTCGTCGAGACCGACTGGAACGACAGCACCGCAGCCACGGTAAACTGCGGCATCGACGGCGGTGCATCGACGGACGTCGACGCTCTGATCGCTGCCGATAGCATCAACGGCATCGGTAACGATACCGTCATCCGTATGGGAGCCACCGCCGACAACCCCGCCAGTACCACAATCACGGACGTCGGCGCCCAGGACTGCTATGTACGTTGCCAGGTCGCCGAGACCGACAACGACGCCAGCGAGGGCTCAGCCAGCCTCTACGTCTGGTATCAGATCGACTGACCACGTCCCCCCCGCAAAGCGGGGGGATAGCACCGTAACCTCCCCCCCGCAAAGCGGGGGGGATAAGAGGGGGGGCCTAAATGCACACATTCGCCTACTGCTCGGCTTCCTTCGGTCGCCTCGTCCGCCGCGTGGCCGGGACCTCGCCCATCCTGTGCCCACCGACGACGATGGAGACTTTCGAGATCCGGGACCTCGAAGGCCACGACTTTGTGTACTTCAAGCTCCACGGTCTCGAAGGACAGCCGTACTGGTACGGCGATAACCTCACGACGGCGCTCTCTGCAGGTCAGCTCGCCACGGCCGACCTGCAGGGAGCCGTCGTCTTTGTCGCTAACTGCTGGCTCGTCGACGACGACGGCACCCCCAGCCCCATGCTCGAAGCCCTCATGCACGCAGACCAGCCAACCCGCGGCCCCCGCGCCGTCATCGGGGGCCCCGGCAAAAACTACGCACTCCGAAACCGCATCGGCGGCGCCGACCTCCTCGCCCTCTACGTCCGCTTCTTCCTGGAGGTCGGATTCAGCCTCTGGTCCGCCTTCAAATGGGCCAGGATCCGCCTCCAGATCGTCCGGCCCTCCTACATCACCAAGGATACCCTCGCCTTCCGCATCTACGCCAACCCGCCCAGGAGGACCTAAACGGCAATCGTCTGACCAATCCAGTTCCAGCCGATCAGATCCTAAAAGGAGACCCACATGCCCGTCCTGATTCTAGCAGAAGACCCCAACGACGCTTTGATCCCCGTCGCCGTCGACGCCGACGGCTTTGTCAAGGTCACCCTCCAGGCCGTCGCGGCCGGAGGCTGCAGCATCCATAAGACCCTCGATCTCGACGAGTCGGAAGAAGAAGTAAAAGCATCGGCCGGTCAGGTCTACGGCATGATCTTCCACAACCTCGCCGCTACGAAACGCTACGTCAAGTTCTACGACCAGACCGCCGCCAACGTCACCGTCGGCACCACGACGCCCGTCATGACCATCCCCCTCCAGACCACCGGCACCACCGACGGCGCCGGATGGTCACCCGTCATCCCGGTCATGGGGATCCCCTTCAGCAACGGCATCTGCGTCGCCGCCACGACCGGCCTCGCCGACGCCGACACCGGGGCCCCCGGCGCGAACGAGGTCGTCGGCACCATCTGGTACAAGTAACCCTATGGTGACCGGCACCTGTCGAAGACGTCGTTAAGGTGCCGGTCACCTTGCCGCAGCCAACGACTGAGAGGGAGAGATCCCCATGACCACCTACTACGTCGACGCCACCGCCGGCGACGACAACAACGACGGCTTGAGCTCAGCCGCACCCTGGCAGACCATCGAGAAGGTCAACGCCGCCGAGCTCAGCCCCGGCGACGAGGTCCTCTTCAAGCGTGGGGAGACGTGGGCCGACCGGCTCGACGTCACCGCCTCGGGGGAGTCCGGCAACCCCATCCGCTTCGCCGACTACGGATCCGGGGCCCGGCCCATCATCGACGGCGAGGACTCTGTCGTCCCCATCACCGCCTCCGAACAGGACTACCTCGAGTTCGAGAATCTCGTCTGCACCCAGGGACACTCTGCCGGGATGCAGTTCACCACCTGCAGCTACGTCGACGTCATCAACTGCGACTGTCACGACCACGGCAACGACGGGATCCTCTTCATCACCGCCTGTCATCACTGCAACGTCATCGGGGGGTCCTTCTACAACGGCTATAGCAACATCCCAACCGCCCTCATCTCGGGCCTGGAGGTCACCAACGGTGGCCACGACATCACCTTCCGGGACGTCAAGTGTTACTCCAACGGCGACGGCGGATGCGGCATCACCATCCACTCCCACCCCGGCGAGACCATGCCCTACAACATCACCATCGAAAACGCCGAATGCTACTCCAACGACGGCCACGGCATCCAGGTTTTGAAACAGGACGACACGGCGGACACCGATCGAAGCATCGTGATCAAGGAGTCGACCTTCCGGGACAACACAGAGACCGGCATCCGCATTCACAAGACGGCCGAAGCCGCCAACTATCCGGACGGGATCACCGTCGACCGCTGCATCGTCACCGGAAATACGACCTATGCCCTCTACTGTCAGGGGGACAACGTCACCATCAAGCACAGCGTCTTTGCAGACAACCAGAGCAAGTTTCACGCCGCCCAGGACGTGACGGTCTACCATTGCACCTTCCACAACGCGGTGACGGAGACGGCCACCCTCTATTGGGGGGAAGCCCGGTCGCAGAACTTCACCATGAAGAACTGCATCGTCCAGTGTGACGTGGCCGCCCAGCTGATCTGTGCGATCCTCACCGGCTGTGGGGTCACCGGATGGGACGTCGACTATAACCTCTATCGCCGCTCTGCAGGGACCGAGACCAGCACCCACTGGCACCGCCTGGGGACCGCCTACAACTTTGCCGACTGGAAGACCCAGACCAGCGGAGATGCGAACTCCGACTACGGCGACGCCGCGTTCGTCGACGCCGCCAACGACAACTACCGCCCCCAGTCCAGCTCGCCCGCGGTCGGCGCCGGGACCGACGTCGGCCTCCCGTACGCCGGATCCGCCCCCGACATGGGGGCCCTCGAATACCTCACCCAGCCCGGCGTCGGCGGCAGCTGCTTCCCGGGACCGATGATCTGATGCGGACAGGGGAGAAGAAGGGGAGGGAGGTAGGGTTGCACAAAGGGTCCGCTCCTCCGCTCTGCCGGCCCGCAACGACACGACGCGGCCCGCCAAAGCTCCGTCGCTGGTTGTGCATGGCCCGCGTCCCGGGCCCTGCGCAAAACGACGCGCAGAGCCCGGGACGCTAACGGTGGTCCGAAGACAAAGGCACCGCCGGGGGCCCCGCACCGGCCGACGGTGGTCTGATCATGAACCACCCGGCGGGGCCTCCACGTCCGGCCCCCCGGACCCCCCGCCGCCGGGGTCCTCGCCCCCGGTCCCCCGCCGCCCGTGCAGCGCGGGCTCTGCCGCTGTCCGCGTTCGTCTTGTCCAGCCGGGTCGGTCGAGCCTGCGATCGGCTGTTTTTGTCGGCTTCCGTGACTTCCCTGGCTCCGTCGCTGTCGGCGGCGCCTTGTCCGGCCCGGCTCGACCGACCCTTACGCCACAAAAAAGACCTGGTTGTTTGGCTCTGCCCAGCAACGCCCCTTGGGCTCAGGAGGATAATCTAGCATGGCAACCCTAAACACAATCCGCGATCGGATCCGCACCCAGCTGGAGGCTGCCTCCGGCCTGATCGAGCCCCTCGTCCTCACCTCCAGCAGCAACAACCTGGCCACCATCCGGGACCGCGTCGAGGCTCGCCTCCAGGATGCGTCCAACGAACGCTGGTCGACCGACGACCTCGACGAAGCCATCCGCACCGCCCTGGAGCAGTACAGCAAGTACAACCCCCACCACAAACTCGACACCGTCAACATCTCCACGGCCGGCCGCGAGATCGACATCAGCTCGATCACCGACGACCTCCAGATCGAGAAAGTCTGGTGGGACTACGACTCCGGGGATCCGTCCTACCCGCCCAACTTCCGCCAGTTCGAGGTCTGGCCCGGCGACGTCCTCTTCATCGACGACCGCACCGCCCCGGCCAGCGGCGACGTCGTCCGCATATGGTACACCGCCATGCACACCATCGAGGACCTCGACAGCGCCACCGAGACCACCATCCCCGCCGACGACGAGGGGACCATCGTCACCGGCGCCTGTCACTTCGCCGCCCACACCCGCGTGGTCGAGCTCGCCGAGGAGATCACCGCCCACGACGACGTCTTCGACGAGCTCCGGAAATTCGCCGACGAGATGGGAAAGAACTTCCGCTACCAGGCCCAGATGGACCTGAGGGTATACGAGAAACGCGCCCGCGCCTACGACCAGGGAGACATCGACGAAGCCATCCGCTGGGCCATGTACCGCTACAGCGAGGTCAAACCCCGCCGCGCCATCACCACCGTCACGCTTTCGGCGGCCGGCCGCGAGGTCGACATCAGCAGCATCACCTACCTGGACATCGAGCGGGTCTGGTTAGACTACGACGAAGACGACCCCGACTACAAGCCCAACTGGGCCGACTTCGAGGTCTGGCCTGGGGACGTCCTATTCATCGACGAATCCGTAGAGCCCGACAGCGGCGACGTCCTCCGGATATGGTACACCACCGAGCACAAGCTCGAGGACCTCGACAGCGCCACGACCACCACCGTCAGCAACCGCGACCTGAATGTGATCGTCACCGGCGCCGCCGGCTACGCCGTCCAGGAGCGGCTCCAGGAGAAAGAGCATTGGTGGGGAAACCGCGATCTTCGGGAGTGGGGGATCCAACGCCTCCGGGAGTTCGAAGCCGCCCTCGGCCGCATCGCCTCTCGAGAGGCATCGCGCCACAGCGGCATCGCCGACACCGGCCCCCTCGACCGCTGGGACGACACCTGGTCCTAGCCCGCGCGGCCATAACCTCCCCCCCGCAAAGCGGGGGGCTAGCTCGGACGTTCGAGCCGAGGGGGGGCGCCTCACCACCAACCCCCCCCCGTAAAACGGGAGGCTAGCTCGGACGTTCGAGCCGAGGGGGGGCCGTAACCTCCCCCCCGTAAAACGGGGGGGATTAGAGGGGGGGCCTTACGTTTCACGCCCTATACCCAGATGGGACCCAAAACCAAAAGCCTTCGCCAAAAAATCACAGCCCGGAGCATACCATGACCACCGTCAAGACGTGGCAGCAAACCGAGTTCGAGACCCCCAACGTCGAGTTCTTCCGCCACAAGGGAGACTACTACAGCCTCGATCAGTTCATCCCCACGTGGGATCTCCAGCAGCTGAAACGCTTCCCCACGTGGGCCACCCGCATCAACCACGCCGCCGACTTCGACGACTGCCAGGCCGTCCACTACGACGAGGCGAACGACCGCTTTGTCCTCGTCGGCCAGGAGCGCATGGCCTTCGACGTCGGCAACTTCTACATCAACCACGACGACTGGTCGATCTCCACCACCTACCGCAACCAGGGACCCACCACCGTCGACGGCGCCCACAAGGCCAACGTCGTCTACGCCTTCGGCGAATGGATGCTCGTCGGCGACGACGGCGACGTCTACGGCGCCAGCGGCTACCGCGCCGTCATCAGCGCCAACTACACCGACGGCGACGCCCACGGGCTCCTCGCCGTCAAAGACACCATCTGGCTGCTGACCACTACCGGAGCCATAAAGAGATGGGACCCAACCGGAACAGCCTTCGCCAGTTACTTCAGCCCAACGATGGACCTGGAGATAAGAACCTGGCTCCACTTCCGCGACTACTTCATGCTCTTCGGCCGACACGATGACGGGACCATGGCCATATACCGCGTGGATGACCAGGAACCCGTCAGCATCCAGGAGCTCGCCTTCCTCCCCTCCGAGACTGGCCAGTACAAGCCCGAAAGTACAGACCTCGACTTCTCCGTTCCCTACGTTCTCCACGAGGACAAAGTCTACTTCTCGCCCGGTGCCTACCGCACCTACAGCGCCAACCCCGCCTTCGACCGCGTCCCCATCTACCTCTTTGATGGAAACAGCGTCGAGCTCGTGGACGTCGTGGACCCGGGATTCGTGCCGGATATGTGGGGGCTTCTGACCTGGAAAGGACGCCTCCTCCTCTACTTCGCCGCCCAGAACAGCCAATACATCTACTTGCTCAGCGGAGGTAAGTTCACCCAGATCTTGAGCTCAACCGAGAGGATGCAGGAATACGGAGACATCTACTCGGTCGGTGGGGAGCTCGTGATGAACACCGAGCAAGCCGCCAACGTCAACGAAGGAGTACAGTTCCTCCGCGCCGCCACCAACAACGTCTTCATCTCCTCCTGGCTCGACATGGGGCACCCGACGAGTGAGAAGTACCTCAGCCGGATCTCCGCCGTCGTCAGTGGTCAGGCTACGGACATGGAGGTCAAAGTCGAGTACCGCACCGAGCTAGACGGAACCACCAGCAGCTGGACGACCGCCGTGGCCAACACAGACAACGTGAGGCACGTCGTGGGGGAAAACCTGGGGGCCCGCTTCCACCTGCTGCAGATCCGCGTCACCTTCACCGACAACACCGCCACCGACCCGGACACCCGCCTAGAAAGCATCGCCGCCACCTACAGCTACGGAGTCAAATAACAACCTCCCCCCTGCAGAGCGGGGAGGGGACACCGCCATAACCTCCCCCCCGTAAAACGGGGGGGACAGAGGGGGGGCCTACCTATGAAACACAACCAGCTCCAAAACAGCGGCAGAACACCCCACCGCGAGATCGACAAACGCCTACCCACCCCCGACGAGAAACGCACGCTCCAGAAGCTCATCCAGGATCAAAAGCTGGAGATCATCGCCGACGGCAACACCGACTTCGATCAAGACGGCAACTGGAGGCTGATCATCGACTCGGGGGGAAACCTGGACCTAGAAAAGAGGGTCGGCGGCTCCTGGACCAATAAGGATACCTGGACCTGATCGACACCCTGAGCAGCTCAGTTCAAGTGCTTTCGACCCCCCAGGCTTCAAGGGAGGGGAACCGCCGTAGGATTCGACTGCTCCGACCTTCGGCTCAGGGAATCCTTTCGCTATATTCTCGCAACACCGGCGCAATGGTCAATTTGTCGAACCGACCGGTCCAGGGCATGCCTACCAATCGGACCTTGGACGAGAACTACGAGTTGGTCTTCAACGATGGGGTCGACGACGTTCAGGTGAACTTCCACCTGATGATGCCGAACGTGCAGGTGACGCCGGACGGGCCGGGAAAGAGCCCGGTGCCGACGGGCTTCGAGCTGCCCAATGGGCAGGAGCAGCCTTCTTTCACATCACGTACGAGGACGTCTCGTTTGGCTCCGGGATGGTTGCGCCAGCCGCCGAGCCGGCGGAGGCGCCGAAAGCCGCGTCGCCGGAGACTGGTTCAACAACCACGCCGCGTCTTCTCCGCCTCACCTCACCAACCCAGTATTCAGCCCGGCGGCGTGAGTGGGGGGCACAAACTGGAGCAGGTTGCACAGGAGAGCTCCCCTTCGATCTTTGCCCTCAAGTCAGCGCTGTGATATACTGGCCTACGTATTCTCTAACGAGAACTGAGCCAGCGCTCTTGTCGTGAACAGCACCTGAAAAAAAGGGAATCTGTCAACAAGAGCACCTACACGGCCAGCAGCGGTCGGCACGGGCCCGCTTACCGTCCAGGTCAGGGGGCCCTTTCAGACTCGTGGTGAAGCGACAAAGGAGGTTCTTACTGAAGATGTCATCAGTTTTATGAGGTCAGAGTACCGCTATCGCCTACAACACACTTCTCAGGAGGGATTACAATGCAACGCAAGCTCTTCCTATCCATTGGCCTGGCCGCTGTCCTGCTGACACTGGCCCTGATCGGCTCCGGCTGCGCTACGTTTCTCGCGCCTCAATTTACTTACCAGGGTCGCCTCACCGACGCTGGGGGCAATCCGCTCAACGGGGTCTATACGTTCACGCTCCAAATCTACGACGATGCCACGGCTGGTACGTCCCTCTATACGGATTCCGATGTGATCACGGTGACCGATGGTCTCTTCGACACAGTCATCGGCCCTACCACCGTCATCGCCGAATTGGGACCGGAAGATCTGGCTCAGCCTCTGTGGCTCGAGGTTGAGGTCAGTGATGGCACCAATACAGAGACACTGGAGCCTCGCCAGCGTCTATACGGCGCGCCCTACGCCTTCACGCTCATGCCTGGTGCCTACATCTCCGAGACGATGAATGAGACACTACATGGCGCCGGTGGTGCCACGGCCATCCTGAACGTTGTCAACTCTGATGACGGGGATGCACCCTTGCCGGCTCTACGCGTCGCGGGTCAGGAAGGTCTCGAGCTTACCGGGGCCGATTCAGTCGACACCAGCGGGCCTGGAGCATCGGGCTCTATCTACTCTGGTGGCAGCGACGACGATAGTGACCTTTCGCTCTACAGCAACGACGAAGTGGCAATCTACCTCGATCAGGATAACAATAGCACCAGCAACTTCAGGGTCTACAATGGCGCTACGGAGCTAGTCTTCCGCGTTGCGGAGGATGGCGATGTGTTCGCCGATGGCACGTTCACCCCTGGCGGTGCTGACTACGCGGAGATGATGTCGTCCGGTGAGCCGGATCTTGAGCCTGGTGATGTCCTCGTCGTCGGTCCTGAAGGGGCCATGCTTCGCTGTAGCCAAGCCAACCAGTCTGCCGTGGTCGGTGTCTATTCCACCGATCCCGGGTTCGTCGCAGGCCACGAAGTGGACGAGAACGGCGATCCGCTCGAGCCGGGACAGGTCCCGCTGGCCGTTCTCGGCCGCGTTCCGGTTAAGGCCAGCGCCGAGAACGGCTCCATCCAGCCGGGCGACCTGCTCGTCACCTCTGGCACGCCGGGTCACGCGATGAAGGCCAACGATGACCCCGCTGTCGGCACGGTCATCGGCAAAGCGCTGGAGCCTATGGAGAATGGGACTGGTGTGATTGAGATGCTGGTCATGCTCCAGTGAGGAGATGACTATGAGACCGAAACACAAGCTCTGGATACTTGCACTGTCCGCGTTGCTGGGCGTCGGCATGACCGTCGGGCTGGCTACGGTTGCAGCTGAGGCCCAGACGCCGCCGCCCGAGAAATCCGTGACGGGCCAGTTACTCCAGTTGGCCTCAGATCACTTCGGGCTCGCCTGGAACGTCGTCGGTGGTGGCGGCGGCGTGATGGCCTCGGATCACTTCCGCATCCAATCGACCATTGGACAGCCTGCAACCGGATGGGTGGAGGGCACCAGTTTCAAGGTTCATACCGGCTACTGGCAAACCTTCGTCTACCGGGTCTACCTCCCGCTCGTCCTGCGCGATAGCTGAGGCTGCCATTCCAATTGATGATGCAGTTCGACCCCCGGTCCCTTCAGGAAGGGACCGGGGGGTCGCACGGCATCCCCGTAGCGGATTGATCTTGAGACAAGAACGGAGCAGGGGGCCCAGAACGCAAAAACGGCTGCCCGCCTCCTTCGAGGTGTCAGCCGTTCTTCTCGCCGTGTGATTAGGGCTCGATGATATCCGGGCGAGAGTGGGCGCGCAGGGACTCGAACCCCGGACCTCTACAATGTGAGTGTAGCGCTCTGACCAACTGAGCTACGCGCCCCAGCACGATTTAGTATACCCGATTTGTCCTCGTTGTCAACTCCAGAATCGCGCCCGTGCTCACCGCGGACGACGGTCCGCGTCCGATCGCCGCTCCCACTCTCGCACTATCTTCTGGAACGAGCGCTCCTCCGTCTCCGGGGGCAGCTCCAGCACCCGCACCGGCTTCTCCATCGCGAAAGCCATCCCCATGTCGAACAGCGAGCCCTTGCTCTTCCCGTCCCAGACGACGAACACCACGTCCGCCTGTCGAATCGCCTGCCGGTTGTCCATGCAGATTCGATACCCCGTCTCGTCCACCTGGTCCGTATCCCGCGGCGGCCAGTGGACCTCCCAGCCCTCCTCCTCCAGCCCGCGCACCAGGTCCGCTGTCTCGCTCATATTATGCCCTCTTACCGGGCAGATCAAATAGGCTTGTCTGGTCATCATCGCTTCGCTCCTCTCCGCGCTTCATGTCGATTCGTGTCTGAGGCAACCTGAAAAACGACCAGGCCCGGACTCGAAGTCCGGGGTCTGTCCGCAGGCCAGCTTTCGCTCCCATGCTGCTTCGGGAGCGTCTGCACGTGGTCCCGGTGAGAAGTATACTCCACCTCCTAAGTGCTTCACAGCCCGGGGATATCTGAGCTCCATTGCTGGCTTCCTGCATTGAGAGCAGGGAGGCCGTACGGGCCCTTAAACCAGTCTCCATCCCCTAGAATAATGTTAATATTCATTGACAAAATCATCTAAATATGATAGGCTTGAGGCACCGGAGCGTCTCCACAGCCAAGATACACCCCTCCGCCCGTCCGCCCGGTAGTACCCAAGATATGCTGTAACACAAAGGAGAACGACGATGTCTCAATATCAAACAACGAAGCGGGCGGCTCTTCGCCCTCCTCTTACGCTTGTTCTTGCCGCTGCCTTGCTTGCTGTTTCTATCGCCTACGCCGCCCCTCCCGCGGCGGCCCGTACCCGCCCGACTCCTGGGCAGGCCTCGTCGGCCCTCGCCACCCCGGCGAGCCTCGATGAGGGAGACGTGACGGCCCTTGACCCGGCCTACAATCACCTTCCCTTCACCCTATCCGAGGTGGCCGTTGCCACCATCGCGCAGGCCCAGCATGGCGTCCTGGTCGGCGGGATGCGCGACGGGGCGATCTCCGACGGTGTGAGCCTCATCGACGTCGACACCGGGGATGTCTCGCCTCTGGACAACTTGCCCGAGCCGCGGCGGCAGGCTGCGGCCGTATACGTGCCCAATGAGGCGACTCTCTACGTCTTCGGCGGGCTGGACGACGCCGGCGCGGTTCGAGACACCGTCTACACTGTCCCCATCGCGCGCCTCGCGCCCGACGGCCTGGTCTCCGAGACGACCCTCCCCGCAGCGGTGACCGACGCAGCTGCGGTCTATCATCCCGGCGCCGATCGGGTCTACGTCTTTGGCGGCCGGGACGAATTGTTCGACCAGCTCGATACCATCTACCGCTTCAACCCGCACACGGGCCAGGCGGATGCGCTGACCACCACGTTGCCCATGGAGCTTCACGCCACCGCCGCGGCCTACTCTCCCCTCACCGGCCGCATTTATCTCTTCGGCGGAGTTGGCCCCGTGCTGGTTCCGTCTTCCGCTATCTACGCCGTGACACTCGACGAGGCCGGCGACATCGCCCAGGTGGAGCAGCTGGCCGCTGCGCTCCCCCAGCCAGATTCCGGCCTGGCAGCCGCCGTCGACCCCAACACCGGGCTCATCTACCTGGCCGGAGGGAGCTCGCTGCAGCACTTGCTCGCCTTCGACCCCATCACGGGTGAGCTGTGGCGGACACCGGTTCAGCTCCCCGAGCGGCGCACGGGCCCTGGCCTCTTCTATCATCAAACCAGCCGCCACGCTCTGGTTGTGGGTGGCGCCCGCAGCGGGTCCCAGGACGACGTGTGGAAGATCGCCTTGGGCGACGGACCGGTCGTTCCGGTGGGCCACTGGGCCAGTCCCGTCGGCGTCTCCGCTCGCATCGACGCTATCGACGGCGCTGCCGGGCGCGTCTTCCTCGCGACCCGCGGCGATGGCCTCTGGCGCTACGACGCTGGCGACACGCGCACCCAGTTCACGACCGGTAACTCCATCCTGGAGACGAACCAGATCAACGACGTCCGCTACGATCCAACCACCGATTACACCTACGTCGCCGCCGACAACGGCTGGGCCCTGAATAACGCGGATGATCTGTTGACGCTCCGCAGCGGTTCCCTGGCACACGCGGTCGAGGTCCGCCCCGGCGCGGCCAACCCCCTGAATGCGTCCTTCTTCGGTACCGACAACGGCGTGCTGTGGCGCACCGATACCGGCATCGCCGCGACCAACTTCGACGGCCAGACGATACGGTCGTTGGCGCTGGAGCCCGACGGTGACCTGGGCGCCAGGGAGGGCGACACCGTCTACCGTCTTATCTACAATCCCTCCACAGGAGCGGGAATCGAGAGTGAGATCGCCCAGCCCTGCTTGGCGGTCTTCGGCGGCTTTCAGGATCAGATGCTCTTCGATGCGGCCGGCAATATGTGGACGGCCCTTCGGGGACAGACGGGCGCCGAGTTCGAGTACGATGGCGGCTTGTGCTTCATCCCCGCACCCGTTCAGAGCAACCCGGGTCTCTTCTACGATCCCTTCGACAACGGGGGTTTCAATGGCGAGGTTACGAGCGCTGTGGACGTCTCCGTCGACGACGACAACCGCGTCTGGGTGGCTCTCAACGACCTTGGCCCCAATCTCGGCTATCTCGGTGCGTACGAGGCCGTGCTGAACGGCAACACGACTGTCGGCATCAACAACGAGCTCTACCCCCTGGACAGCCCCGCCTCCGCCGTCGGCGCCGTGGGAGAGCGGGTCTGGGTCGGTCACGACGACGGTAGCCTGACCACCGTGGCCCAGCGCTGGCAGCAACTGGAGAGCAGCAACAGCATGGGCACCACCGTCGTCGATGGCGTGTGGCTGGCCCGCGGCCGTGCCTTCTTCGCCGCCGGGGATACCCTACACGTCCTGCTGCCCGACGGTCAGAGCTGGGAGAGCTACGCTGGGGTCACCGTCCACGCCGTTCTGGCCGACAGCCGGGGCCGCATTTGGCTCGGCACCGACGCCGGGGTCCGTTTCTACACCCCGGGCGGGCTGGAGTCGCCCCCGGTCGGACCGGGCGACCCGCCGTCAGCCCCGGTCCACGCCCTGGCCGAGGATGCTGAAGGGCGCGTCTGGATCGGTAGCGAGGGTGGCCTCACGCTCTACGACCGGGAGCGCTTCGTCGTCACCCTCACCACGGCCAACTCCGACCTGCCGCACGACCAGGTCAACGCGCTCCTCGTCGATCGCCAGGACCGCCTCTGGGCCGGGACCGGCGATGACTTCGACAACGTTGGTGGCCTGGGCCGTCTCGACCGCGGCCAGTGGACCGTCTACACGTCCAGCGATGGCCTTCCCGCCGACGCCGTCACCGACCTGGCCGAGCTCCCGGACGGACGCATCGCCGTCAGCACCCGCGAGCGCGTTCTCTTTCTCCCTTTGAGTCACCTTTCCCTCTTCGATGGCACGACCTTCGAGGAGCAGGACCTGCCTCGCTCCGAGGGGGCGGCTCTCTATCCCATTCCCCTCACCGTCGACGATGAGGGCCGGCTCTGGGCTGGCGCCGCCGTGCTTCGCCCTGACGGCTGGCACGCCTACTACGACACCAACTCCGGGCTCGCCAGCCCCCTCGTGGGTGATGTGGCGGCCGATGACGCCAATCAGGTCTGGTTCGTCCACGATCCGGACCCCGGCGTCAGCGTGCGCGGCACGACCCTGCCGCCCCTATCCAACGCCCTGCCCTTTATCGATACCACCTTCTCGGCCTCTGGCGGTGCCGGGGATACCATCACCATCCCCGGCAGCGGCTTCGGCACCAATCCCGACGCTGTTTCCGTACGCGTCGGCGGTCGCGAGGCGGACGTGACCGCCGTCGACGATGGCTCCATCGCCGTTGCCATCGACGAGGAGATGCAGAGCGGCAGCGTCTCGGTGAACGTCAACGGCCAGCGGGTCACCCTGGGCAGCCGCACCGATCCCG